AGGTAGCCGTTTCCATTCTCAAACTAGAGGCTGGATTTCGTTGCTCCCGTCACCTGCATACCCACCGTGTTAATAAATTCATCATTCTATCTGGCTCTGTTGAGATTGATGAGTGGTGTAACGAAGAGGATTGTCGGAAATATCCAGATCGGCCGGCGTGGCGGCATATACTGATCCCCGGAGTATCAGAACAGATCTCAATCAGGATCAACATACCTCATATGTTTCGAGTATGGCGACCTGGCTTGATGGTCGAGATCTATACGGCGAACGGCGGACCTGTTCGGGCCGACGACATCACCCGCTTTGACGAAGGAGGCCCGTGTGTTTAGTCCCGATATGACTCTTGTTGTTGGGGCGGACGATTACCACCTTCGTCAACTATCCGTGACGTGGCCGACGTGGAAGAGGCATAAGCCTTCACTGCTGAATCATCCGATGGTGATCTTCTTCGATCACGAGCAGGTGAATGCCGGGCAGGTCTTTCAGGTAATTGATCATCCGGACCTCCTTACTGTTCCGTGGCCGCCGCCAGGAGTTCATTATCCCGCAGGGGAAGACAAGTGGTCTAACCAACAGCGGTATCGTATGTTGGCCGGTTTCGTTCATGTGCCGGCAGCCCATGTCCAGACGAAATACTGGTTGAAACTCGACACGGATACAGTGGCAACTGGTCAGAATGACTGGATCAAAGAAGAGTGGTTTGAGGACAATTCGGCTATCGTAGCCCAGGGCTGGGGTTATACAAAACCGCCAGATCAGATGATGAAGCTTGATCAGTGGGTCGAACAAAGCACGACTGGAATGACTATCCTAAAGTCCAGTCTACCACTGAATCTGATCCCAGAGCCAGGGGCTGATAAACTCCGGCACAAGCGTATTATCTCATGGTGTGGCTTCTTTAGTCGAACGCTCTCGATGGCTGCATCGAAGTATGCCACGACTACATGTGGGGTAGGACACCTCCCTGTTCCGTCGCAGGACGGATTCATGTTTTATCTGGCTACGAGATTGAAGATGCCCGTGAACCGAGTGGACATGAAGAAATGTGGGTTTGAGCATTGGGGCTGCATGTCGAATATCGAAGCCGCGGCGGAAATGGCGATGAGAAATGTTTAAGTGGTTGCGTAAAGTAGTAAAGCGGTGGCTCTCTGAGGAAGAGGAACGCGTCACATCCCTCGAATGCTTCATCGAAGGGAAGATCCAGCGAATGGCCGTTGGCCTAGTCCACGGGATGAAACTCGAAGTCTGGGACCCGCACGGTGCCTACCTAGTTGGACCGGAGAAGGCACTTAACCCACACGAGTTTTGGAAAGCGTGGTCTCAACGAACGGACAAGAAGCCGGTTTGGGAAGATGGCTCAGAATTCAAACCAGAAGGATGATTTCAATGACTAGACGCGTTGTGTACCTCATGTCTGGTGCTGCTCATCTCCCATATCTTGCTACCAGTATCTATTCGCTGCGTAAGCATTGGAGTGGAGCTGTGGTCATCTATGCATGGCCAGAGTCGATCGAAATCGCTCGTCAGATTGCCAATGATCCACTTATCCACGCGATGGCGATCGAGATCCTCCCTGCGTACCGTGGCAAGAATGATCAATTCTTGAATAAGATTCTGCTGATGCAGTCACTCGGTGACGGGCAGAATCTCTACCTCGACGCGGACACGTTGGTGCTCGGTTCACTAGATGAGATGTTTACCGCAGCAGCATCCTATGGTTTCGCTTCCACACAATTCAACAACTGGATGACTGGAGGACCACTTATCCGAAACCGCCTCGCCCGGCTTCGAGAATTTCCAGCTATCATTCAGAGCGTAGTTGAGCACGTCCTGATCTCGACATACCCGTCAGTCAACGGTGGGGTGTTCGCTAGCGAACCCGACAGCCCGGTGCTGCCTCTCTGGTACAGATGGTCATGGGAGGCGAGATCGATTTTCATCGCAGACGAATGCGTACTTCATCTGATGACTCCTCTGTTCCAGCCGGAGGGGAAGTTGATCGTGGCCCCTGGCTATTTCAATTCCTCACCGAAGTACACCAATCTCGAAAATGTGAGGATCTGCCACGGTCACGGGGATTGCTTCACTCGACCAGATAAATGTGCTCGCGGACATGATATATGGTGGGCGGCTCTAGAAAAGGTCCGACATCTGAACCTTGGCGGGATCAATCAGTGGATCAATTCTGTCGGGAACAAGTATCTTGACATCCTCCTTTCTAGAGAGCAAAAGCATGAAACTGCTGTCATTCAGTAGCTATGAAGAATACATAAAGCAACAACGGCGGACTGATAGGCGCAAGCGGCTCCGCCCCTGCCTGTCTAGAGTGGAAGTGTCTGATGTTGCCCATTGGCTCCGACATCATAATGCCATCGTTTCAACTGGGATGTGTCATGGTGCTCGGCAGGGGCAGGAAGTCGATTGGTATCAGGACGAATTCCCTCGTGCTAAGGTTTGGGGTACTGACCTGTTCCCTAAGGGGCATGATAAGGTAGTTCAGCATGACTTCCACGAGGAGAACCCTAAGTGGGTTGGAGCGTTTGATTTCGTCTACTCAAACGCTCTCGACCATTCCTACGATCCAGTAAAGGCACTGACCTGCTGGTTTGGGCAGCTAAAGGAAAACGGCTACCTCCTCACCCAATGGAGTAGGTGGCATGTCACAACCAGGGGTGGTGACTGCTTCGGGGCCGAATTCCATGAGTATATCAGTATGATAGGGAAAATAGGACAAGTGATGGATGTCATCTATCATGGCAACACAATCTTGACAATCGTGGCGAGGAAGAGACATGCATAAGCACGCAAAATCTCTTGTCGATTTATTCACACATCATTTTGGTCTCTTCCGCTATATTCACGGGGTAGAGGTTGGGGTGTGGCGGGGGGATTTGTCTCGCACACTGTTGATGAGTTTCCCGCGGCTGACGCTGGCTATGGTCGATCCGTGGGAGGAACTCGATGCGATCACTCCCACGATGCGGAAGGAACGGGATGAGGTGATTCGTGCCAGGGAGGCAGCAGAAGCAAACGTGCACACATTCAGTCGCCATGCGATCTATCAGATGACGAGCAAGGTCGCTGCGACCGACAGCACCTTGACGAAGTTCAAGCTCAACTTCGTTTTCATCGATGCGAACCATCTCTATGAATCTGTCAAGGAAGATATTGAGCTTTGGCTTCCGCTGATCGTTCCGAATGGAATCGTCTGTGGGCACGACTATAATGGTGTCGGGGACAGGCGGAAGGGGTGGGGAGTGAAAAGGGCCGTCGATGAGAAATTCGGAAAGGGTGTCAACGTATTGCCCGGTCTGGTGTGGTGGGTACAGACGAAAGCATGATGTCAAATGGTAATAACCGACCGTGACGTCAACATTCTCGTACTCGCCAAGGGGAAAGAGCGGTATGTTTTTGTCTTCAGTGACGATAATATTCGAGAAGTTCTTGGGCAGTTCGGTCGGTTCGCTTCCAGCCAAGATCTGAGCTTTAGTTGGTACGATGCCGCTGTTCTAGCAGATAAAATCCGACAAACGCAACAGAGTAAGAGAATCTGAGATGGCGATGGACTTCGGGTTGTTTCGGTTCGCTTCTCCTCCGAGGACAGCAACGTCTTGGATCAAGCAGGCAGCCGTGATGTGTGGGCTGACGGAGCTTGAACCGAATAAGGTCCACGTCCCCCATGATCTGGCTGAGAAGAATACCATCAAGCTGTCCACAGTGCGTCACCCGTGTTCGTGGCTTGCCAGTTACTATGTGGAGATCTATCCAGGTGTAGTTGGCATTCCAGAGGTCGACTGTTTTCGACCTTCCCTTTGCATCCCTACCTTCGATGCTTTTGTCCGTAGCTATCTGATGGATCTGTGCTCCGTTGGATTGATGTTCAAGGCGTACAATGCCGACGTTTGCCTGCGTGTCGAAGATCTGCCGTGGGCATTTATCGAGTTCCTGGAGTCCCTCGGTGTCCCGAAGAAAATGCGCGAGAGGTGCCTGGCCCTCACCCCACAGAACTCATCGAAGCGTGAAAGGCACCCCACATGGTCGCCTTCGCTGCGTGCTAGGGTTTTGGAAGCTGAGCGGGCCTTCTTACAGGAGTACCACTACTGATGTCCGTACACATCGTCGTCCATTGTTATGCCGTAGAGTTACCTGCTTATTCACGGATGCTGCAGTTCCAACTCTCGTCTTTGGCACTTCATCCACCGAAAGTTCCCGTAACCATTGAGGTATGCTATACTGACATGGACAGAAGGACGACGGATGTCCTCGAATGGTTCATCCGCTATACCAGTGTGCGAGTCGAGATAACACCCCCCTTGCCTGCTGATCGGCTGTTTCGTCGGGCTATTGGTCGGAATGCCGCCGCCCTCCGAAGTCATTCCGACTTGGTATGGTTCACTGATGTTGATCATTGCTTTGGGGAGGGATGCCTTGACGGGCTATGGGCAGCATGGCAAGCCCAGACTGAATTCTCCTCAATGTACTTCCCGCAACAGGTCATGGTCCATTCTACGCATAAAATGGGCGATGACTGTGTTGCCATCTCTGATATGGTCGGTTTGGTAAATATCGCTGGGGAGTTCCGCCCAATGCGGTATCGAAAGGCCATCGGTGGTGTACAGATAGTTTCCGGATCATTTGCCAGGAAGTATGGATACTTGGATCACCATCGTCGGTATCAGCAACCACTCGGCCGGCCTTTCGCCAACTTCCACGACGATGTGGCATATCGTAAGTTCTGCCTTCAGCACGGGCCGATCACGCCAATCGACATTCCGAACTTGTATAGAATCAGACATTCTTGTCTGACATACAAGAATCAGCCGCAGAAGATTTCTTGAATAATCTTCCTTTCCTTCTAATAATGAACGCTGCTGGACGAATAACTAGCAGACGATTCAATTACACGAAGGAGATGCACAGATGTTCCAGATTTATACCGAGAAGCGCAAACGAAATCGCGGCGGAAAGCCACGTACATTCCTGGTGGAATTCCGAAGCGGACGGATTGATCGTCAGTGCCATGCGGTAGGCATGACGGCTGAGCAGGTAGTCGTATTCGTCAACTCTTCCGGGCTTGCCAGATCGAGGGTAGAAACGGTGCCGGTCGAGTTACTGTAGACCCGACCGCCCCGAAATCATCCAATTCTAGGCCCCTAGCTCACGCCCTACGGCGTTCCGGGGCCGGGATCGTATATTTACCCATTCTGCCGGCTAATCGGGCTTTGGAGCCTGTTTCTATAGCCGAAAACTTCTTGTAATCACGAAAAGTTTCTGCTGTGAGATACGAATACTGGTCGTAAGCATCAAATCCACCAACACAAAGGAATCGAACGATGGCCCACGAAATCCTGGAACACGATCAAGTTCTCCTCCACGCAGCCCCGGCTTGGCATGGCTTCGGGCAGGTAGTTCCCGACGCACCGACTGCGGTCGCTGCCCAAAAGCGGGTGCTGGACTGGGAGGTTCTTCAGGCGCCTCTGCTCGCGATGTGCGATGATGGCGAAGACCTCGCGGTCCACGATTACCAGTTGAACTATCGGTCAGACACACACGACCAGCTGGGGATCGTCGGGACGGGTTACTGCCCGATCCAGAACTCGGAACTAGCCGCGTTTTGCGACGCTCTCGCCGAACAAGGGGACACGATTAAGGTCGAGAGCTGCGGGTCGATTCGGAACGGAAAGAAGGTCTGGTTCCTGCTGAAGGGCGAATCATTCAGCGTCCGCGACAAGGACGAGGTCAAACCATATATTCTGGTCAGCAACGGCCACGATGGTTGGACCGCCCTGCGGTGCACACCGACCACGATTCGGGTGGTTTGCTCAAATACGCTCCACATGGTGATCCCGCAGCGGGAAGCCGAGGGGCGCATCCAGAAGGCGATGCCGGCCAGCTTCGTCGCTCACCACACCTCGACGATCCTCGGGCGGGTTCACGAAGCCCAAGCAGCCCTGAAGCTGTACGGGAAGTCGCTGGACGCCACCCGGCAGGTGATCGACCAACTCGCCGCAAAGGACGTCAGCCGGGAAGATGTCCAGAAGTTCTTCCTTGAGTGTTACACCCGCGACTTCGCCGTGATCCCGACCGAGCCGAAGAAAAAGACTGAACAGAACGCGCGGGACAAGGCGATGGATGCCTGCGCGAAGATGTTCAACCGCTTCGACCAGGAGCGAGATCTCTGCGGGGCGACGGCATGGAACATGCTCAACGCCTACACCTGGATGACGCAACATGACCTCGGTCGGTTGAAGGATCAGGAGAAGGCGGCCGAACGGAAGGTTGAAAGCAAGCTGTTCGGCAAGGACTCTGTGCGAGCGTACAACGCACTGACCGCTGCGATGGCTCTGTAGGCTAAGTTGGTATGGTGAATCCCGGCCAATATGGCCGGGATTCTTGCTGGGCACTACAAAGGAGACTAGGCATGACAGCCCGCGATCTGCAACTGCGGAGTTTCGATCTCGCTCTGTTCACCTATCACAAGGAGACCAAGTGCTTAGTCGCTGAGGTGAGCGGTCTGGCAGCGCGGGGCATGTGGCTCCAGCGACTGTACAACGATGCGTGTGATTTGGGGATCGCTATCCATAGCCCAACAACTGGGAGAACGGTTCGGTTCTATCTCGAGCGGACCGAGGAGAAGGACGGCGATCTGCTGTCACGGCGTTTCAAGCCGCTCGACAATGCCGGCCCGGTGACATCGGTGGTTGTTTTCAACGACTAGGAGAATAGGGATGCACAACGAAGCAGAAATCAAAGAACGAATTCGTAAACTGCTGGCGGTTGTCGGCAACTCGGCGGCGACGGAGGGTGAAGTGGACAACGCACTTCGATTTGCCACGAGCATGATGGATAAGTACCACCTGGAGGAAGAAGATCTGGTCGAGGAGCCGGTTGACCAGTGGAAGAGGGTCGAGGCTGCAACACGGGATCGGGTATTCGTTTCCGTTGGCGGGAAGACCTACAGGTGGGAGGGTCACCTCGCGATGTTCTGCGCTCAATTCGTTGGCGGTGTCGGGACGTATCGTGATCCTAGCAAGGACAAAGTCGCTCGCGACCATCGGAACATCGTGATCCTCAATGAGCAGGATGAACCGTACAAAGGGAAGCGGTTCTGCTTTTACGGGATTGCTGAAGATGCGATGATGGCTGCCGAATTGTTTCACGAACTACGCATGACTATCCGGGCGATGTCCCGTCTGCGTTGGGGTGGGTGCTATAAGAAGGATGGTGGAGCGTATGCAGAGGGATTCGTCAACGGTCTGTATACCAAGATCGTGCAGCAGACCAAAGAGGAGAAGTTGCTGGCCCACGAAAGTGGGTCAAGGGCGTTGATCTTGATTGAGAGGCGGAATGATCTGATCCGCCGCAAAGAGGAGACCGCCAAGCAGTGGCTGCGGAAGGCTACGGGGATAAAGCTGCAAAGGGGATATGGCTCTCCTGGGGCCTCGGGATCATACGAAGCGTTCCGTGAGGGAGTCACCGATGGGAAACGGTCGGACGTTAGCGCGCTTCGCATGGCGAAGATCGGAGGTTAGAGTGTCCGTGTTGTATGTTGAGCTGCCGGATCCCGTGAAACGGGATGATGGACAGTGGTGGATCCCAAGATTTCCACCACATTACTTCGTTGCGATGGGACCATACGCTAGCCTGCTCGAGGCTGAGGCGGACCGTTGCGGGGTTGAGAATACGATCAACTCCCCAGATTGGCGGAGCGTGATTCAAGACCTTCAAGAGGAAGGGGTGCTGTGATGGAATACGAAATCGCCGAGGAGTTGTTACGGAAGATTGAGGCAGCTCTGCCAGAACTCAAGCGACTGGCCCAAGATGGGAGGCTGGATGGTGATTTCTGGCCGGATGTTGCGGAGGCGGCCGACCTGCTGGTCGCTCTCGTGGAGGCGCATGAGCAGTGAAGACTCAATACGCAATTAGACTGGGACCACACCGAGCGGCGGTCGCCGACGTCCATCCGCTCGGTCGCTGCCATTGGATAACGAGGATCAACGTGCCGCGGGAGTACCGTGGCAGGGGCTATGGCACCGCACTGCTAGAGCAGGTCTTGGAAGACGCCGACCGCGAGGGCGTCACGCTTCGGTTGGAGATCAATCCGTACGGCGATTTCGGAATCCCTACGTTGTGGTGAAGATGGATCTCGATGGGCGAGAGATCAAAGTCCAGGCCCACCAAGTGCGGGAAATGCAGTAGACACCCCGCTTGTTTCAGACTAGGGAATCATGTAGAATAGTGGGACAGAAACCACCCTATTCATCATAAGGAGACAGCGATGGGATTCGCCACAGCACATCTGATGAAGCGTACGGAACGATGGGATGAACGTCGGAAGGCGACCGCAGAAGAGACCTACGTCGAGGTCAAGGATTTGATCTATCACACGGTCTGGAGGATCGTCAAGAAGTATGGCGGCCACTTCGACGACATGGTCTCTGAGGCGAATGTCGCTTTCATCGAGGCTTATGATACGTTCGATGGTCGAATCCCGTTCTCGGCCTGGGTTCGGCAGCTGGTGACATATGAGCTAGTCGATAACGTACGGGCTCGGTGTGTTGAGCACGCTCGCTACGAGTCGGTTGAGGATTGCGATATCGCCCGACCGTCTCACAACTGGAAAGTTGAGGATGTGCTCGAGGGACTCTCCGAAGATGCCACGACCGTCATCAAGCTGGTCGTGGATACGCCCCAAGAACTGGCAGAAATCGTGGCAGGAAAGGGCGGTCAGCCACGAAATTTTCGTAGTACAGTACGATCCTACCTAGACGGGATCGGCTGGACTGCGAAGCGAGTCGCCGAGACGTTCTTTGAAATTCAACGAGTTCTTGCTGACTAACATCTACCAAGAAAGGAAGCAGACCATGAAGCACCTAAAGCAGCATGCTCGAGTTTGCCGCTATATGACCGCGATGTGATCGACGACGTCGGCCCCGGTGGATTTTGACTGATAGGCAGATTGGTTTGACGGGATGGGAACGCCAAATACTTTAATGCGAAAGAGTCATGCCCGACATAGCGGGTAGAAGCAATGATTCATCAGTCAACGTCCATGAGCCTCGGCATTGGTGCTATCGACAAGACAACACCTGCGGCTTGGCATCCGCTAGCGACGAGTAGGCACCGCATCCTATAGGTAGTTGTCTTCACGGAATGTAGGATAGCCTGGTAATCCGCCTGCTTTGGGAGCAGGAGACCGCTGGTTCGAATCCAGCCATTCCGACTAACTGGGCGTGGTGTAGGTAGCTAGGACGCTAGCAAGCCAATGCATAGGTTCTGGCGGACAAAGCGCTATCCGGTTTACGGAACCAGGATGCAGGTGAAAATCCTGCCGCCCAGACCATATTTTGAAATAGGCCGCTCCGTGTTAGCGGAGGGACTAGACCCTTGCTCTAACAGGCAGAATGCACGCCGAGCTCATACCCCGGAAGTCCAGAGTGGGTTGGTTGGCGGCGGTTGACACCGCTGTGGTGTAAGGTCCGGGCCTTTTGTATTCCCGAGGGATAGGGGCTGGCGGTCCATCAAACGGTGTACGTGAGCTGCTCGCAAGGCAGTAGCAAAAAGCCTACCGCTGATCGCATCCAACGCATCAGGGCTAAAGGCCCTCAGCCCCGCGCGTATTCGACCGCTTGCCAGAGTGTCTATCGATTTTAACCTGCTAACTCGTTCCAACGAGCGAGGAAAAATAGGAGGATCATAGAAACTCTGATCTGGGACAGACAGTCAGAGAACCGCCCACGTAGGGCAACTGGCAGGCGGTCGTTTTATTCTAGCGGATCACCCATGACCACCACTGAGAGACCAATCGCCTTTGAGTACCAAAAGGACGTCGTGTACGACGTAGAAGATTTTGATGGGCGAGCTCTCTGCGCTCTGGATATGGGCCTTGGCAAGACTCTCGTCGCTCTCTGGCTGCTGAAGCGGGGGAGGATTCAATCGTTCCCGGCCGTGGTCGTCTGCCCCGCCTCCGTCAAGTATCAGTGGGAGCATGAGGCGCTCCGTCTGGGGATTCGCCCCACCATTCTCGAGGGCCAGCGGGTCCCATCATCCAAGGGACGGAAATCAGAGCCGCCGCGGATGACCATCGTCAACTATGACATTCTGAAATTCTGGCTGCCGGCCCTGCTGAAGCGGGGAGTTGGTACTGTGATCTTCGACGAGTCCCAGTATCTGCTCAGCCGAACGTCGCAGCGTACCAAGGCGAGCGTTAAACTTGGCCGAGCTGCACAGCACGTGATCGCCCTATCTGGCACGCCATTGGTCAATCGGCCGGCAGAACTCTGGCCAATACTCCACATCCTCCGTCCCGATCTCTATCCCTCATTCTGGGCGTTCGCCCAACGCTTCTGCAAACCAAGACGAACTCCGTGGGGCTGGAATTTCTCCGGGGCATCCAACTTGGACATCCTACACTCTACGCTGACCAGAACATGCATGGTGCGGAGGTTGAAGAAGGACGTTCTCAAAGACCTACCCGAGAAGATCCGCTGTGTGGTTCCTGTCGAGCTGTCCGATCCAAAAGAGTATGAACTCGCGAAGGACGATTTCATCGGATGGTTGAAGCAGCGGCAGGGAGACAGGGTAGCATCCGCGATGAAGGCCCAGCAGGTCACTCAGCTCGGCTATCTTCTCCGCCTATGCGCCAAGCTGAAGCTGAGGTCGGTGGTTGACTGGTGTAACAAGTTCCTCACCGAGACCGATGAGAAGCTGGTCGTATTCGCAATCCATATCAAGATGGTCGAGGCACTAAACCGCAGGCTGCTCGGCAAGCACGTTGTGGTAGACGGATCAGTGACTGGCCGAATGCGGAAGGCGGCTGTCGACCAATTTCAGCGAGATCCAAAGACGCGGGTGTTCATCGGCAACATCCAGGCGGCCGGTCAAGGCGTCGATGGCCTTCAACGCGTCTGTTCGACTAGCGTGATCGCCGAGCTGCCTTGGCGGCCGGCCGACCTCACCCAGCTGGAAGACCGGACCCACCGGATCGGCCAGGACGCCACTGCATGGTACTATTATCTAGTCGCCAACGGGACTATCGAAGAGAAGCTCTGCCGCGTTCTGCAAGAGAAACAACAGACGGTCCGAACCGTTCTGGACGGTGGACCTATAGGTGATGATCTCAATATCCTGGACCAGCTACTCGATGAGCTGAGGCAGCCCGGCCTTCTCCAGACGGCTAGATAATCTAGCCGTCTTCTTGCTTATTCAGCCGGCCTTCTCCCAGCACCTAGATATCCTATCTTTCTGGTGCAGTTACCTAGAAAACTTTCTTTGGTATTTTGTTTTTCGTTTCCAATAATGAGGTCCGGCTGACGAATAACTAGCAGACAACTCAACCGCACTGGAGACGAAAGATGAACGCGACAGAACTGACCTTCGGAATCGAAATCGAAACCACAGTCGACGTCCAAACCGCAGCCGCCAACCTACTGCAGGTTGGTTCTTACTACAGCGGCATCCAGGTGCCCTACCTGCCGGCCGGCTGGGAAGCGAAAAGCGATGGCAGCATCCAAAGCCCAAACGGCCACATGGGCTGCGAAATCGTCAGCCCGATCTTGAGGGGGGCTGAGGGGCTAGCCCAGGCGGTCGAAGTAGTCAAGATCCTAGAAGCTAAGGGCCACAAGGTCAACGCCAGCTGTGGCGTACACGTTCATATTGGTTGGAATCGGTGCTGGCCGTCCCAAAGCCTAGCCCGTCTGATCACGTATGTGGCCTGCGTCGAGAAAGGCCTATACGCGATCACCGGGACCAAGAACCGCGAGCGCGGTCACTTCTGTGGTGGCGTGCGGAAGTACGGGAACGCCACCGAAGCCAAGAAGAACATGGACTACAGCCGATACCATGCACTGAATGTGGCCAATCTGGCCAACGGCCGGAAATCCACAGTTGAGTTCCGCGTGTTCTCCGGCAGCTTGAACCCCGTCAAGATCGCCGGATGGATTCAAGTTTGCCTCGGGCTGGTCGAGAAGGCCCTCAACGGGAAGAAGAACGCCCCGTGGAACCCCAAACGGAAGCCGACCGCTGCCAATAAGATTGGCCAGCTCGAGACTTTCCGCCTCTCGATCTTCCTGGGCTGGGTCGAAAACGAGAAGCATCACTACGGGTGGATGAGCGAAACCATCTCTCGCCGAGATGTGTTAAACGCTTTCAACCGCCTCGCCAAGAAGTATGACGAAATGGTCTAAATTCTGAGAATTTCCTCCGGACCGGCCAATAACGAGCCGGCCCGGACGAATAACTAGTAGGGAACAAGACTGCGAACTGGATCAAGGAGACTTGTGATGTGTGGCATCTTCGGATTCTTCGGTGACAACGGGGCGGTTCCCGACATGAAGCTGCTCCGCAAGCTGGCGATCATTACCGAGCAACGCGGAGACCATGCGTTCGGCCTCGCCTGGGCGGACGGTGACCAGATCCAGACCTTCAAGAAACCCGGCCCGATCACTGACAGTTTGGGCGACCTGCGGATGGTCCGCGAGTCCAGCATGATGATCGGCCACTGCCGCTGGGCGACTCATGGCAGCCCGGACAACAACACCAACAACCATCCGCATCCTGCGGGTCGTGGGTGGTTGGTCCACAACGGGGTGGTGCGGAACTACCGCGAGCTGGTCGACCGCTTCGACCTCACCATGCAGACCGAGTGCGATAGTGAAGTGCTCGGCTTGCTGATGGCCAACGGCTCTGGCAACTTGGTTAGCCGCGCCGCCCGCATCAAAGAGATGGTCGAAGGTCCGATGGCCGTGCTCGGGATCTGGACAAAGCCCAACCGAATGCTGGTGATTCGCAGCGGCAATCCGCTCCACTTCTGCTCTCTTGGCGATGGCCTTTACTTCGCCAGCCTGCCGAACGGCATGCCAGGCAAGCGCTGGTCCTTGCCGGACGATTACGTCAGAATCTTGAAGAATTGAGGGATCGTCTCCAATAATGAGGTCCGGCGGACGAATAACTATCAGACAACTCAACTAGGGAACGAAACTTGAAGGAGAACGAAATGAGTATTCTGAACGTCGGTGATGCGGTTCTGTTTGTGAAGACCTACGGTGCGCGTCCGGTCGCTGGGAACGTCCACCGGGTGACCAAGACGCAGGTTCGGGTCACGCTGGTCGACGGTACCGAAGCCGGCGCGTTCAATAGGGAGGCGTTTAGCGGCCAGCACGGGGCGGCCAAATCCGGCAACTGCCGAACCTACAGCTCGGTTTGGGCTAAGACGGAGGAGAATGAGAAGGAGCTGAACGCGAATGCGACCGAGGCCGAAGCGAATGCTCTCGAAAAGAAGGCCGCCGAACAGACTCGGCGAGGACAACAAGCTCAGCGTTTGGCTGAGGAGCTGGTGGCTGTCCAGGTGGCTTTTGGATGCGGGCCGCAGGATAGCAAGAAGCTGGCTGACGTGACACGGGCTCGGGACGTGATGCCTGATGGTAGTCGCATCTATACCCTTGACATCCCAGTTGCTCAACAGTATGCCGAACGAAAGATGGGTTGGGAGCGGGTAATCGTTCGCTGCAAGAACGTTGAGGATTACGATTGGACGTCGGAGAATCGTGCGACGGTGACCAAGGTCGAGGCGGTCTACACCTACTGCAACGGAAGCTCGGGCAGCTTCGCTTCATGTAGCTCGGCACGTTACGCCACCGACGAAGAGGCAGTCTGGGACGCGGTGCGTCGGCAGTATCACAGCTGGTAAGCTCTAGTAGGTTCAACTGGGAATGGGATTTTTGAAGGAGACTTGAAGATGAAGGCTAACGAAATCAAAGTTGGTGGGAAGTATCGGATGAAGGTGAACGGGATTATTCGGACCGTTCGGGTGGATGAAATCCGGGAAGACTACCGGGGCCGGGAGGTCTATGGCGTAACCAATCTGTCCACAGGCCGCCAGACGATAGCCCGATCAGCTGCCAAATTTCGGGAGCCGGCTACTGATAAGGCCCTCTACCTGGAGCGGATCAGCGGGGGCGCTGAGACCAAGCCTGCTTTCAGCATCGCAGAGGTCAATGCTCGGCAGGGCCGGGAGATGGAAGAGGCGATTGGACCGATTCCGGATTCCTATGCCAACCAAGACATTGACCGTGAGCAGGCGCGCCTGCTTGAAGCTACTCGAATCGAGAACAACTGACATGAAGAGTAAACTAACCAACTCGGAACGAATGGCCCGGCAGAACGCCAGGGCTATCCAGAAGATCAAACAGAACGCCCTGGCAGCGGCCAAGCTCGCCGCCAGGATCAAGGCCGGGGAGCTGACCGCAGCTCAGGCACTGAAAGAGCTGAGTGGAAAGTCTGAGACCGAACGACTTCATGATAGGGAGAATTGACGATGCGGTACGCCGACAACCATTGCACCTACGAAGAGCAGTTTGAAAACGGGACGCACTTCTATCGTTTCACTGGGAAGTGCGTTGTGACTGGCAAGAGCTATTCCGTTGATGTTCCTGCGGATGGCCTGTTCGCGTATCGGCGGGGCGCATACATGCAGACCGCCTTTCCGAACATGCCGGCAGACGACCGCGAGTTCCTGATGTCCGGCATGTCGCCGGAGGGATGGAAGCTGACGTTCGGTGGAGAAGATGAGGACACCCAAGTGGAGGGGAATGAAGATGGGTCCGTTCAAGACCAAGAGGGCGAATAGAGGATTGCCGGCCGATGGGCCGGCAACGCTGGTGGTTGTTGGCACGTTCACCCCGGATGGTAGAAAGACCGGGGTCGAGGCGATTGTCAGTATGTTCACTGGATCGGACGGCGGAAAGACACCGGCCGCTGAGCTGGCGGCCATGCTCAACGAGGCGTGGGACCGATTTCATTCGGGAGGGCCGAAAGATGCGCAGCAGACACAAGATGTGGAGAAATGGGCGTGGTGGCCGATGGTCAGCGAGGATCATCTGGTTCGCCGAAGGGGAAGCCACGGAAGCAACTGACTGGGATATGCCGGACAACATCCGGTTAGAGTTAATGGACTGCGAGCGGGAAGTTCAGTTATTTCCTAAGACGTTGTTCGAAGCTCAGCGCATTTGGTTCATGTTCAAGCGGGGTGCCCCGATCGAGGGACAGAAGATTCCATTCATTGCTGATCTTCTGAAACTACTGAAAGATACAGGAAAGGAAGTCCCTCAGTGTGGGGATGATACGATTGGCGTCGAATGACCACCATCGCTGAGGTCTTATCCCAGATCCACGTCCAGACTGCCGGCCACGGACACCACCACGGCCGGCAGGGGTGGACGAATATTGACTGCCCCTTCTGCCAAGAGAGCGGAAAATTCCACCTCGGCATCCATGATCTTGGCAGCGCCAACTGCTGGAAGTGTGGACCTCATTCTCTGTATGAAGTCCTTCGGGCACTAACCAGAGATGCCCAAGAGACCAGTGAGATACTGGCATCTTTACACCTGGTCCGCCGACCCGGTAAAGCCCGCGTTTCAGGCCATCTCTCGCGGCCCGGCGGGGTTTCAGCGCTGGGCCCGATGCACATACGCTACCTGCGCCGGCGGGGCCTCGACGCGAGCCAGGCTGCTACGTTGTGGGGAGCAATGGGGATCGGAATCGCCGCCAAACTTCGGTGGCGGATCTTCATCCCGATTGTCCACCTCGGGCAGGAAGTCAGCTGGACGACACGGGCGGTCAAGCAGGATGCCGACCGGCGATATATCACAGCCGGACCGGAAGAAGAATCGATGCCGGCGAAATCCCTGCTCTATGGTGAGGATTATGTGAGGTCGGCCGTGATCGTTCACGAGGGACCGCTCGACGTCTGGAAGACCGGACCTGGGGCGGTCGCTTTGTTCGGGTTGAACTATTCCGGGTCTCAGGTTGCCAGGATTGCCAAGTATCCACTGCGGGTGATCTGCCTGGACAATGCTGAAAAAGCCCAGTTTGTCGGTAAGAAACTGGCAGATGATCTATCGGTGTTCCCCGGTAAGACCATCCGGGTTCAGCTCGAGAGCGGAACTGATCCGGGGTCGGCAGACGACGAGGAGATCGCCGAACTGCGGCAAAAGTTTCTCGAATAATCTTCCTTTCTTTCTAATAATCAGCCCCGGTGAACGAATAACTAGTAGACGATTCAACTAGGGAAGGGGAAATGAAGATGATCACGAAAATGAAGACGATACGAGAACTGATTATTGACAGGTTAGTGTGCTCCGTGTGGTTTAGCCGGATGGAGAAGAGGACGGCTGCGGAGTATAGTGCGTATCTCACTAGTCTATCCGACGAGGATTTACTTAATACTCTGATCGATACGAAAGTGAGTGAGGCCGAGTTGACTGACTGACTAAGTGCCACTCAATTGGTTTCCATTCGAAAAGTGAAGTAGTCAACCACGCAACACACAGGGCCGACAACCGACCCGTTCGGGGGTCGTGCGGTGCCATGACGCGGCACACGCGCAACAAGTGCTCGGTGAGTCTGCTACGGTGGTATCCGAGCCCGCCGCGGATACTACGATTATGTGGACGGCAATGGCTGCTGGTGGTGTTCGGACGCGATGCGATTGGCATCGCGGGACTAGGGCCAACCGGCCCGCAACGGGGAGGGTGGAAAGATGAAGAGATACACTATCAGAGAGGGCGGGGAAACCGGATCCTGGTCGGTAGTCCGCGAAGACGGAGCGTGGACGGAGTTCCTGTCTCGCGACGAGGCCGAGAGTGCCGCTTCGGCGCCGTCGGCTGGCAAAATGCTGGAGTCTGATTTCAATTGGCAGTTCTAGGGCCGGCAACCGGCCCGCAACGGGGAGGATGACGAGATGGTTTGGCCACGCGGAACCCGACGACACTCGACAGACGCAGCCCGCTTCGCACTCGCTATCGTCAGCGAGTTCGGTGCCCGCGAGATCGGTCGACGCTGCGGAGTATCTGACCGCACGGTGCGCCGGTGGGCCAGCGGCGAGGATTGGCCAGACCAAGCCGCGCTGTTGCGGCTGGTGGAATCGCTCTATCCGCAGTCGGTCGGTTCGCTGCCGATCTACTCCGCGGATATGGCCATAGACGGTAACACGCGGACGGGTGGCGTGGGCGAGTTTTCTACCCGCGCGGCACGTGGGGATCAATCTTACCTGGAGGAGGTGTATCGTGTTGACACGTAGACAGTTTTTTGGCGGCGGTCTCGTGACTGCCGCAGCAAGTGGAGCCGTGGCCGGCTTGGCCGCGGAGCACGCTGGCGAGAGCCGATTGACTCTGGCCGGATTGATTCAGATTTTCGGCCAAGAGCCGGTCTTGGCGACAATGGCAGACCTGCCTACGCCGGTCGATCTCCGTGAGGTGCGGAGGCGACTGAGCGGACCATTACGTCGCGAACGTCGGGCGACGAATCGGAGGCGGAATGCTGAGCGGCATCGCGACGTGATTCTGTGGTGCGGCATCGTCCGCATCGACGGCGTTATTGACAACCTACTGGCACTGCCCCAGGATCTCGACTACGACGGGCGCAATCAGCGCCACGGCGGTCGGGCGCGAGGCACGATCCGCAAGGCCAGGCTGCCGTGGCCGATGACCGTGACGGAATACGAGACGGATACGCAGCAAGTCCACGATGTGCCGGCTGACTCGCGGTTGGTGATGGACACTCGCCGCACACTCGGCCCGGTGTGCACGTGCGAGATTGTCCACGTCGTCGGACGCGAGATCCGGCTACACCTGTGGTCGCGATCTGGCGAGCCGTATGCGGATACGGCCAACCGACTAGAACGAGTGGCTACGGTTGGCGGACTGTTACGACACTAGGGCCACGCGGCCCGCAAAGGAGGGTGAGAAAATGAGGACGAAAAACTGGAATCTGGTGTCCGACGAGCCTATCATGAGTGAGGCAGAGAGAGCCGTGACTGACGGAGAGCGGGTCGGGTGGCGGTCGATCCGGTGGACTCAATACGGCCCGGCGTTCTATGGTCCGGTGTATTCCGAGCCGCGGTCGGTGCGCGTCGAGCGTAGCGCCACGGAATCGGATTACTCTGCCGCGCAACTGGCTACGGTCTGATCTCCCCAGACCCCGGCCCGTGTGAGGGGCCGGTGATGTGGGGAGACGATCAGACCAGGGCCGGACAACCGGCCCGCAACGGGGAGACGGAAGATGGGGACGACAGAAGCCAGAAACGTAAACCTCAGCCAATACCACGCCGGCCAGATCGTGACGCCTTTCATCACCGAGCGGCCGATTGGCCGCGGGCGACTGGAGATCGTGATCGGTTGGCACGATAGGAGCGACGATAGCGTGCGAAGCGAGACCATCCGCGGAAGCGTCCGGCAGTGCCAGCGGGCAATCACTGCGGCTGGAATCCATACTGACGACAACTACTCGCGACTGTAGGACTAGGGCCACGCGGCCCGCAACGGGGAGGATGGGAAGATGAAGACCTACGAATTTTGGACTGACGGCGGAGATCGCGACGATATCGAGGCCGAAACGCTGGCAGATGCCGCGGACATCGCGAGCCGAAAAATCACGGTCGCGCAGTGGAATGACGGCGCGTGGGGAAGTGTCAGAGACGCAGACACGGACGAACAGATGGACGTACCGAGCCGGGCGACGGCGTAGCCAACCACGCAACACTCAGGGCCACGCGGCCCGTGACGAGGAGACCGAAAGATGAAGACTGGAACAATCGTAACTGTGAATTTTCTGAATAAGAACTATGCCTACTGGAAGGCCATTCTTCGTCATGGTTACTTAGACCAACTTCCCCGCGACAGGGGCGAAAGACGGAAATTCATTGTACTCAAGGATCTGCCGGAACTAGATGCCTACCTTACCATGAAGGTCACCCACTTCACCACTACGGTTGGCGACCTGATTAGTGATGCGTTCAGCGAGGCTGAGAACCTAGCCGATGAGATGCAGAGTTGGTATGATAGCCTCCCGGAAGGATTCCAGGCCAGTGACAAAGGAGAACGAATTCAGGAAGCTTCCGACACCCTGTCCAACATCCAGACCGTGGACGTACCTGACATCGTTGCGAAACTGAGTATCGTCTTCTATCCGGGCCGGGATCTGGACAGTCGACGAAGCCGGGCGGCAGAAGCGGCCGGAATGATGCGGACTGCCGCCGAAGAGATCAGGTCGTTTGTCGATGAGAATTCCGGTGAAGATGGTAACGAGGAGAAGAATGAAGAGGCGGACGGGATCGACGTGGATGAACTCCAGTCGCTCGCCGACGAGCTGGAATCGGCGGCCGACGAATCAGAAGGGGTCGAATTCCCTGGGATGTATGACTGAGGAGATGCAGATGATTTGTGCTTCCGCCGACGCAGAGGATAGACGATATCATAAGCACGTCGGCAAGAGTGGGAAGATTTGGCTGGTCGCCGATCAAGAGGACTGTGCCGGTAACGTCTATGTTGAGGGTGGTCCGAATTCGGAGAAATTGTAAAGATTTCTAGGTTGAAGTCACTGCTAGTCACGACTATACCACATCGAGGGATGGGAACTATAGTTGCTCGGACTACTAAACGAAAGAGAGGTGTGGGACGAAGCGCTAGTGACCACGAAAACAGTTACGCCGGGTGGTGTTGAGGTCGCTTCCGTTATCCCTAGCGGCGGTTGACCTCCACCACCTTTTTAATATTTTCTGTATAGGAACTGCCCTACGGTTAGGTTATACTGTAGGGACCGGCTAGGCTACACAGTCGGGATCGAGAGCAGCGCCAGAATGTCAACCAAATCATCTACAATCTGATACGAACGCGGTCGTTTCTGGTTCCGCGTGCTCTCGAGGCCCCGTACCCTGTGTAGCAACTAGGTGCGGGGCTTTCTTATTTCCGAGAGTTCTCTAATGACTACAGACCTGGAATATAACAGGAAGAACGGGTCAACCTACTCCGCAAGAGACTTCCATCTGAACTCGCTGGGGTTCAAAAGTTATCGGGACTACTTGGATAGTGGCCTATGGAAATCTATCAAGGTGAAAGTAGAGAAGGCAAAGGGCACTCTTTGCGTGCTATGCAGAGGTGAGGCAGAATGCTTCCATCACACGATATTGCAAAGAGGATCTTGACGGAAGCACGATCGAGTATATTCACCCACTATGTAAGTCATGCCACGAGGCCGTTGAATTCGACAGTGACGGCGATAAGGTGAGTATGAAGCAGGCCATCTTTCGTTTCGCAGAGATAAAAAGTCTCTTCTCATCAAAACGACCATGTCCCAGAGTGTCGCGTCAATCTCCGTCGAAAAAGAAGAAGGTACACAAGCCTGTTCGGATAGATACTAACAGGGGTAGGATCTGTAAGATGTGTCAGAAAAACACGCCGAGGAAAGGAAGTTCTCTTTGCCGGCGGTGTGAAAAGAAACACCCAAACCTGTTGCCAGGATACAAACTCTGTTCTTCGTGTCATATAAATCAAGCAAGAAAAGGAAGAAATGTTTGCAAGGCGTGTGAGTTAAGATTTCCAAGCTGGAGTATAGAGGGATATGATGGACGGTCAGTATAGCATCATGCAATCGTTGATGAATCCTGGTGCGTGGTTCCGGTTCCCGAAAGGATTCCTCAAGATCATGTCGAGGGATGAAGCACTTGTGTTGTCATTCCTTGCGAATCATGCTTTTGTTGTCAAGTGCCATGAACGTAAGGGGTGGTTCTTCTGCCGGATGGTGCAGATGATGGCGGAGTTGAATATCAGTTCGGATGTTCAGACTCGTCTTATGGGCAATCTAGAAAGAAGGGGCTTTATCCTAACACGGAAGAAAGGGATGCCAGCCAAGCGTTGGATTTACATCGATTGGCTAGAAGTGGAAAAGAAACTAAGGGTATCTATGGCACTCGAGCCGTCATACGGTCCGGATGAGAATGACAACTGGGAAGTAGAGCAGACTGACGAGTTTCCTCTAGATTTACAGACTCCGTGATCTTACAGAGTCTGTAAGACCTCGGACCTAGTGTCCGTAAGAGTACGGACTCTGGTATCTGTAAGAGTACGGAGTCATAAAAGAAGTATTAAATAGAAGAAGGAAGACAAATAGTTTGAGTTCTGACGAACTCAAACGTCACAGTTTTTGGAGTTTGTTCTGAATATGCCATTCATCCAACCACAACAGAAGATCTTAACTGGATCATCACCATTCGATGGCAATGCCGCCAAGTTCCTAGCCAAAAGTCTACTGGAACAGCGACTCATCAAAGGTATGCCAAGCATAGCTAACTGGTCAGAAGAATTTCGACTGCTCCGCCATCATTCAACAGAATCGGAAATTAAGCAAACACTTATTTGGTTCTGTAAGCACGTCAAAGATAAATACACACCAAAGGTCTATTCTGCCTCTGGCTTCCGCTCGAAGTTCGTCCAGATCAAAAACGCGATGGCACGGGGCAGCGAAGATTGGAATATCTTGCCCGACATCGAGATCACCGATCAAGCCAGGCGGATCTCAGTATACCTCGGTGGCTTGGTGTGGCCCGGCGACATCGAGGTGGAGGATGAGCTGAAAGCGATTCAGGTCTCAATCAACAACTACAACGAGTTCCTCACCAAGCTGAGGGCCGTTTCAGATAGGCATCCTCAGCATGCCCGTGTGTTTGCTTATATGCTGGTGATCGGTAGGGATGTCTCGACATTCGTCGAGGGGTGGTTTCGTCAGATTCACTCGATGGCCTGGGGCATGGAAAACTGGGGCAAGAATCTGGCTCGAGCTACGATAAGTATGCAGTCACCGCGGTTTCAACGAATCATCGATGGCTGGATTAGGGACTACCGCGGTGGGAACGAGAATCACTGGGAATGGCTCGAAAGGATACTGAAATGAGGCGAGTATCCGTAGCGCAGTTACGTGAGATTACTCAACTGGCTTTGGCCAAAGCTCATGCCACTGAGTCGTATTATCGAACGAACCACGATCCGAATCCTCAAGTCCAAGAGATGCGTAGTATCAACAAGGGCTGTGTTGGTGCTTTGGAGGCTACGCTATTAGCTCTCAACGGCGATCTGGTTTTACTCAAGATTATGGCAGGAGTCTGAATGATTACACAACCGATGCTCGCAGGGATATGCACAGATGTCAACAAGATCAAGTTTCCAGTTCTGGCAACGCCGAAGCTGGATGGGATTCGGTGTCTTGTGGTTGAGAAGGATGGTCGGGTTCAGGCTGTCAGCCGCAACTTCAAGCCGATTCCGAATCATAGCGTTCGCCGGTGGGTAGAGGCCAACTGCCCGGTCGGGTTCGACGGTGAGTTGATGGTCCCTGGCAGTTTTCAGGCCGTGGCGAGTGCCATTATGTCAAGGGAAGGGACGGCGGAGTTCGTCTATCGGGTGTTTGATTTCGTATCTGAGACTTCCGAGCCATACCACAAGCGAATTGACCAGCTGATGAGTCGTCCGGCTGGGTCTCACGTCGAGCTAGTGCTGCCGAGGATGATATCCGATCTAGATGCTCTGCAGACGTATGAGACTGAGTGCCTCTCCGAAGGATATGAGGGCGTGATGGTGAGGACTCCGAGTTCACCGTACAAATGTGGACGGAGTACCGAGCGGGAGGGCTACCTGCTCAAGATCAAACGGTTTGTCGATGGTGATGCGGTCGTGTTCGGCGTCGTTGAGAAGATGCACAATGCCAACGAAGCGACTAAGGACGAATTCGGCCACACCGAGCATAGCTCGCATAAGGCTGGGATGGTTCCGATGGGGACGTTGGGATCGCTGATCGTTCGGGATCGCAAGACCGGGGTGGAGTTCAACATCGGATCAGGATTCGATGATGGGACCAGAGCAGAGCTGTGGGCCGTTCGCAGTCAGCTGAACGGTCTGATTGTCAAGTACAAGAGTCAGCCAACGGGAGTGAAGAATGCCCCGCGGTTTCCGGTGTTTCTTGGGTTTCGATCGACGCTGCCGGAAGGGATGGGGACATGAGGATTGAAAAGCTAATCAACTTCCTTCACGACTGGATGGCCTTGTTCTGCTTCGCTGTCGCTTTGGTTTGTTTAATTCTGAGTAAGGTGCTGAAATGACAACTGAGGAACGAGCAAGGCGTTTAGTTGGTGATATGCCGTGGGTTACGGAGCATCTATCTGAAGCTCAGATTGTAGACTTAGGTCATCAAATCAAGGCATGTCTTGACGTGGCAGTCAGGGACACCTTGCAGGTGGCCAGTGATCCAGATGAATGGGAGAAAGTAGGGAACCAAGATGACACTAGCGCAGCAGCTTATCGAGTGGGCGGGGGATGAACTGACGTCGATGGGTCTCGAGGGTGAGGAACGGGACCTGGCGTGGAAAGTGCTGTCGAAGCAGTTCCTCAAGCAGATGCGTCAGAAAGTCAAGGCGAAGGAAGAAAAGCCAGTCGATCCAACTGAGATGGACTGGCACGACGCCCAGCACTTCGAACGACGGACTTTCCCACCGCAGTTCAAGGCCCATGCTGGGGAGAAGGTCTACGATGTTCCGCTAGAATACCTGACGTACTTGACGGATGATTCCTCATTCATTCGCGACTTGAAGAGGTATGTGAAGTCTGCCAGGTTTCGACAGAGGATGAAGACAGAAGGCGGTGACGAGTGAAGGTTAAGGATCATTCGGGTGGTGATGAACGAACCGTGCTCACGGGTATGATCGTCGACAATGTCGTCGCCGGCAAGATCGCTGCCAAGTGGAACCGCCAGGATGGTATGTTCAAGTCCAAGTGGTCGAATCTTGTCGGCATGTGGTGCTGTAAATACTTTCTGAAGTATCAGAAGGCCCCAGGAGCTTCGATTGAAGCAATCTTCCAATCCTGGGCGTCCAATGGCGAGAAGGACAAAGACACGGTTGCTTTGGTTGACCGATTCCTTTCTAGCCTGTCAGACGAGTATGAGGAGCTGGCGGCCAAGCAGAATCCAGAGTATGTGATCGACCTCGCCGGCCGTCATTTTCAGACTGTGGCCCTATCGCGGCTGGTCGAGGGAATCCAAGGGGATCTGGAGTTTGGTGAACATGAGAAAGCGCTGGCTAAGGTTTCATCATTCGGCAAGATCGAGTTGGGTGAGGGGGCTGGGATTGATGTGCTGGAGGATCAGGAGGCGATTCGCGCTGTATTTGAGGAGGAAACAGAATCGCTGATTGAGTGGCCTGGGGACTTGGCGAAATTCTTCGGCAATGCGTTTGAGCGCGATGCGTTCCTTGCGTTCCTCGGTGCTGAGAAATCTGGTAAGTGTATAGCCGGCGATATGGAGATTCTTCTTGAAGATGGAAGCCTCAGCACTATTGAGGATATTGTGCTATCCGAAGATTCGAGAAGAATTCTGTCGTTGAATGAGGAGACCCAAAGAATTGAGTTCGTGGCAGTGAGTGATTTTTGGGATAATGGAAAAAAGCCATGTTGGGAGATGGAGACGAGGATTGGTCGGCGGGTGATCACCACAGGGAATCATAAGTACCTTACTCCAGACGGATGGAAGATCCTCTCAGATCTCAAGGTCGGGGATTTTGTAGCCGTTCCAAAGAAACTGGATGTATTCGGTGGTTGTCGGATGGACGAAGACGAACTAAAGTTTCTGGCGTATATGCTTGCCGAGGGGTGCTGTGTTCAGTTGTATTGCAAGAAGAACGGGACTAGGAAGAAGAATGGGATATGCAGTACATTTACGAACACGGATGACGAATTGATAGAGGATTTCCTGGGGTGTTGTGATCGTTTAGGGTTTGGGCATAGGAAGGATGGGATCAGTTACCACTTACACGGGGCCACATCTTTAATGAGACGACTGGGTATTGCTGGTCACTCTGCGAAGACAAAGATTATCCCGGCTGCGGTATTTTCGTGTCCGAAAGATCAAGTTGCGTTATTCCTTCGTATATTCATGTCGTGCGATGGGTATGTGCTGAAGAGCGGAGAAGTGGGTGTTGGATTGGCTAACGAGCGAATGGTGCGTCAGATCGGTCACCTACTGACGCGGTTCGGGATAGTTCATCGAATAAAGTCTGGTGATTCCTACAATGGGGAGGGAAAACGGTTCTGTCATTGGACGTTGTCTATTAGTGATGCAGAGAATGCTCAACTATTCACCAACGAAATCAACATGATGTCTTACAAGAGGAGACCTGTGACGGCTGTTGGGCTGCATAAATCCTTTTTGGACAAGTTCCCTCATCAGGTGGCCGGTAGGTTTATTTCTGAACTAGAGCATGAATTCTCCTCTTCTCCAGTTCCAGATTCTCTTGGTGTTGGTAGGGGTAAGCGCGTTAGAAAGAACCACGCACTTCGTGCATATATGGGCACTGATCAGTTGGGATTCATTCGAGAGCAGATAGCTAAGAAATGCCCGATAATGAGGAAGTCCTTCGCCAAGGCGGCCGGCACTAGCACTTACGATCTGTATATGAATTCTCATGTCCTCTGGGATGAGGTGACTTCAATAGAGCCCGTTGGGGATCGACGAACCTATGATTTGACTGTGCCGCCTCATCATAGCTTTGTTGCGAATGATTGTATAGTGCATAATACCTGGTGGTTGATGGAGGTCGCCTGGCGGGGAATGCTGCAGAAGAAGAAGGTCGCATTCTTCGAAGTCGGAGACATGAGCGAACGGCAAATTATGAAGAGGATGATGGTGCGGGCTACCAAGCACCCGTTCAGGCCACAGAAGGTTCAGAAGCCGACGAAGATCGAAAAGAACAAAGAGACCGGCGAAGTGACAGTCGAGCACGAGGAGATCGAATTCGACGACGCATTGTCATGGGGGAAGGCTGTAAAAGCCTGTGAGAAGATAACACAGGGACGGACAGCACCGTATTTGAAGCTATCCTGTCATCCGAACTCTGCCATAGGGATGGAGGGGATTCGATCAATATTGCAAGGATGGGAGAGGGATGGTTGGGGGACGCCGGATATTCTGGTGATTGATTACGCCGATAATCTGGAGCCACCTCGTGTCAGCGGGAACAATGATTTCCGTCATGGTACGAACCTGATCTGGAAGCAGATGAGGCGGGCATCACAGGAACTTCACTGCCTGCTGGTGACAGCTACGCAGGCGAACTCTGGGGCGTATGAGCGAGCCACTTTAGGGAAAGGTTCGTTCTCAGAGGACAAACGCAAAAACGCCCACGTGACTGGGATGATTGGGATCAATGTTACGAAGGAAGAGCAAGAGAAGGGGATTCGGAGGTTGAACTGGATCGTTCGGCGAGAGGACGAGTTCAACGAATATAGATGCATAAACATAGCACACTGCTTGGCGTTGTCAAGGCCGTTTGTTCTGAGTTGCTTTTGAAAGGATACTAAAGATGTTGGTATTGTCACGGAAGATGGGGCAGAAGATCGTCATCGGCGAGAATATCACGGTCACCGTGGTGAAGCTGAAAGGTAACTCGGTGCGCTTGGGATTCGAGGCTCCAGAAGACGTCCAGGTGCTCCGACAGGAAGTTCGGAATGCAAAGCAGGACGATGGCAATTCCAGAAAATTACCTGAAATCTGAGAAGATTTTCACCTGATTTCCCAGCACCAGTTACGATATGAGGTTGTAAGGAATGGTTGGGTCAACCGTTCAAGTGACTGTCAAAACCATAGTTTCTTTCCTAGAGGAGATCTGAGATGAAGATCGCGAAACGTTCTGCTGTGAAGTTGTTTGTCGCCCTCGGTCTGAAGAATGCTGACAAGTGGAACGACGCCCGCATGGCTGCCAAGCTGGCGAAGGTCAAGGAGATGGTTGACGAGGATGTCAAGCTCGAGGACGATGATCAGGGGACGCTGAACACCGTCCTGGCGGCGATCACTGGTGGTGAAGAGTTTGAGGTGTTCGAGGATGGTACGTCGGACGGGACCACCACGGCAGAGTTGCCGAGCGATGCCGAGCTGAACGCGGCGGACAAAGCTGAGAAGGCCGCAGCTCGTGAGAAGCAGACTGCCGCCAACGCCGAGGCCAAGGCCGCGAAGGAGGCCGCGAAGGCAAAGGAGAAGGCTGACAAGGAAGCGGAGCGCGTTGCCGCGAAAGCCGAGAAGGAGGCCACCAAGGCGGAGGAGAAGGCCGCGAAGGCCGCGAAGGCCGCGGCGAAAGCGGCCGAAAAGGCTGAGAAAGAGCCGCGGGAGACCAAGGCGTTCCTCGCCGGCCAGATCGCCGCCAAAGTCGGCTTGGCTAACTTCAAGCGGATCGACATCGAGGTGATGTATGGCGGGGGCTACAGCAAGGCCATTGTTGACGTCACGTACTACCGCACGCAGGGTGGGCTGCGCGGATTCTGCGAAGTCCCGGAAACGCGTCCCGGCCGCTTGTACCTCGCTGGCAAGCTGCTGAAGGAGAACGGCCTGAACGTCACCGAGGAGCTGGTCAAGAAGCTGGATGAGGCTTATGGCAAGCCGAACCAGAAGGAGAGCCAGACCGCTCTCAACCACACCCGTGACGCTGCTCGCGGCTTTCTCTCGGTGGCCCCAGAGGATCGGGCCACCGTGGTCGCTGCTCCCGCGGCAGCGGCGGTTGCCGAGCCCGCCGCAGTCCCGGCCGCTGTCTAGTTTCGAGTTGGTGGTCAAAGTAGCCGGGGACAGTCCCCGGCTGCTTGTGTTGAGGGAGACGCAATGATCAGTATCACACGCAAACTTGAATTCGACGCAGGTCATCGGGTATTGAAGCACGAATCGAAGTGCAAACATCTTCACGGCCACCGCTACGTCGCCGAGGTGACAGTTACTGCGCCAGAACTTGATCAGCTTGGCCGCGTGATTGACTTCGGGGTTATCAAAACTGAGGTCGGGGGATGGATCGACCAAAACTGGGACCACAACCTCATTCTTCATCCTGCCGACCCGCTGCTGCATGTGCTGACTGTTTTGCGGCAAGACGGTGAGCAGATTCTTGAGGGTGCAAATGGTCAGGTCGATGCCGTGTTGGGTGGGAAAGAGCCGTTTGTGCTGGACGGCAATCCGACCGCCGAGAACATGGCCCGGGTGCTGTTTCAAGTAGCGAGTGAATTGTTGCGTTCGTACGATATTGATGTGGTACGAGTTCGATTATTCGAAACCCCCAATTGCAGCGCTGACTACGTGAAGTGAGACCGAATCATGGAGATCGAAAATGTCCCTGTTGTCCGGTGTCCCCAGGCAGGGGAATCTTTCAGAAGGGAGCTGATTCAGGCTCTGCGTGCGATGGAATGTGGTCAGTCTGTCGTGGTTGATAAAGCCGATTCAAATCTTCGGACACTAGTTTGGGTCGTGAGTCAGTGCCTGGACAGACGTTATCTTATCCGGAAGCAGGCAGAGAAGCAGTGGAGAATCGGACGGATCGACTAATGCTGAATAAACAACCACCCGAACACCGAGATCATAGCAGCCCCGATTCTCTTGAGATCGTAGACGTATGGAAGACGATCCAGGGCGAGGGGCCGTTTGCCGGTAGACCAGCAACTTTTATCCGATTGGCTGGTTGCAACTTTCAGTGTCCTGCTTGTGATACGAACTACACTACTGGTCGTCGGTTTGAGTTGGTGGAGGATCTGCTTGAACTGACGGGTGGCGCTGATCTGGTTGTGTTGACGGGCGGAGAGCCGCTCCGCCAGGACATCACTCGGCTAGTGGATCTGCTGATTGATCGTGGCACGCAAGTTCAGATTGAAACCAACGGCATTCTTCATCTTCCAGGGCTTCATTCTCGGGCTGTGGTTGTTTGCTCACCCAAGACGCCAGGCATCGCGCGGGAGCGGTGGCCCTATGCCTTCAAGTACGTACTCCAGGCGGGTCAAGTTGATACGGACGGCCTGCCGCTGACGGCTTTGGGTGGGATGCGACCAGCTCGTCCTCCCGAGGACTTCCCTCGATCCGAGATCTATCTGCAGCCTCTGGATGAGCAGGATCCGGAAGCAAACAAACGGAATGTTGACGCGACGGTTCAGAGCTGCATGCAGTATGGCTATCGTCTCTGTCTCCAAATGCAGAAAATCGTGGGGCTGAAATGAGTGAAACAGACGCAACTGTGAAGTCTGAAATCGTTGACGGTCGATTGAAGGTTCATATCGACATCAAAGAGAACCCGAACCACGATCAACGCGGGCGGTTTGCCAGTGGGGGAGGATCTGGTGGGTCCTCGGCGAGGGTGTCTGTCAAGGTGTCGGTCGATCCAGAGACACTGGGGAGACTGAAGCGCAAGGCTGACAAGGAAGAGATACAGCAGACTGCGGTGGAGGTTGAGAAGTCACTCGCTGGTGTTGCAGAGCGTTGCCAGAAGTTGACTGACCAGCTGCCAAAGTCTGAGATGGGTATTCGGTTGAAGGGGACACCGTTCTGGATCTCGAAGAATGGGCAGGGAGCGACGACTGGACAGTATGATAAAGAGACCGGCACGGCTGAGGTCGCCGGCTTCGGGCATCCCGCAACATCGGACCATTTGAAGGGCGGGCAGTTCTCGTTGAGTGATGCAGTCTCAGATATTGCCACCCATGAGTTCGGCCACCATCTTCTTGAGCAAATGCTCGCCGCCAACGGAGGGAAGGGTGTCGGGGAGCCTGGCCGTCTGGTCAATATCTGGAAGGTGACCCCGAAGAGTGAGCTCCGCAAGTTGAGTCAGTACGCGGCGGACCATCCAGCTGAGATGTTCTGCGAGGGACTGCTCGCCTACACGCATCCTAGTTATGGTACTAAGAACGGTGCCAAGATGCCGAAGGCGCTGGCGAAATACTTCGACGATGTAATCGGGAAAGGAAAATAACGATGTTGGCAGTGCCGAAATGCTTCACCCGTCAGTGCGTTCATTTTCAGGGGACTAAGTCGGACGATAACGCCGAGACCAATGAGAGGCCGGCCTGCAAAGCGTTCCCTGATGGTATCCCTGTTGAGATCAGTTATGGGGACAATCCCCACTTGATGCCGGTCGATGGGGATGGTGGGATCGTTTTCGAGAAGGGGAGCAAATGACAGAGCGAACGGTTTTGACGTGGCGTGATGTTGAGAGCTGCGCTGCTGTAGCACGCAGTCGCATCCCGGATGGTGTCGCACTTTATGGAGTTCCTCGCGGCGGTGCGATGGCGGCCCTTGCGATTCGTAGGATCGGCGCCATGCGACTCGTGAGTACCCCAGAGGAGGCAGATGTTATCGTCGATGACATCATCGACTCTGGTGTGACTAAGCAACGATACAATGGGCGCTTCCCGGACAAGCCATTTGTGGTCTTGGTTGATAAAAGGAATCGGAAAGATTCCGACTGGATAGTGTTTCCGTGGGAGACCGATGAGCAGGATGGACCAGAGGAAAACATCCGACGGCTGCTTGAATTCGTCGGAGACGATCCGAATCGTGAAGGATTGAGGGAGACGCCGGCTCGGGTGATCCGCAGCTATGGTGAAATCTTCTCGGGGTACAAGATCGACCCCGCCTCTGTCTTCAAGGTGTTCGAGGAGGGGGCTTGCGACGAGATGGTGTTGGTTCGCAACGTCGAGTTCTTCTCAGTCTGCGAGCATCATATGCAGCCCTTCTTCGGGCAGGCCCACTTGGCGTATGTGCCGAATGGCAAGGTGATTGGGGTATCGAAGCTGGTCCGGCTGCTCGAGGTATTCACTCGCCGGCTTCAGATTCAAGAACGAATCTGTCAGCAGGTGACGGCGGCTCTGGACGAGTATCTGAAGCCACTCGGCTCTGCCTGTATCCTGGAGGCGAAGCACTTTTGTATGACCTGTCGAGGAGTCAACAAGCAGGGCAGTGAGATGGTGACCTCGAGCCTAACTGGTGTGTTTCGGGACAAGGCTCCCGCTCGTCAGGAACTCTTGTCGTTGATCCGAGGTTAGCATGACGGACCGCCTGCTGATGCTCGACTCTGGTGCCTTCTCAGTCTGGAAGTCTGGGGCTTCAATCGACATCGACCAGTACATTGACTTCTGCCAGACTCATCCAGCGATTTCTTACTACGTCAACCTTGACGTGATCCCAGGGACTGCTGATAGTTCTCCGACCGCCGCGGACATTGAGGACGCTGCCGCACGGGGATGGAAGAACTACCTGCGGATGATTCGTAAGCTGGACTTTGAGAAAGTGATCCCGGTTTTCCACCGCGGGGAGTCCCTTAAGTGGTTGGAGAAGATGTTGGCGATTGAGTGCCCATACATTGGGCTTGGCGGGACGGCGGGATCTGTCAACAGGCGGGCTGTGATTGGGTGGCTGAATTCAGTTCGTGGCGTTGTTGCACCGGATGGCAAGCCGATCGTGCGGACTCATGGATTCGGGATCAACAGCCTTGAGCTACTCAGACGGTTCCCGTGGTATTCGGTCGACTCGGCCAGCTGGTTGGTGCTGGCCGCTTTTGGTAAGATATGGGTGCCGCGGAAGACCAATGGTCAATTCGATTTCGATCTCAAGGCCGCAGTCAATGCAATGACACCCCAGTCTGGGTGGAAAGGGGAGTTTCAGATCCACTATGATACCATGCTGCCGGTGTGGAGGAAACACGTTGAAGATTGGCTGCGATACTGCGATGTTTCGCTTGGCGAATTCGAGCTGATCGACGTTCCCGCAGGATACAAACGAGTCGATGGGATTGAGCAGTGGCTAGATAAGACCAAGACCAAGATCGTCCGTGAGACGGTTGCCGGCGTTCGTACTAGCAGCGATGCCAGACGTATCGTCAACGCTGTGTTCATCAAGCATCAGGAAGGACTGCCGGCTTCCACTGTCCAGCATATCTATTTTGCTGGATGCGGGGACTCTGATCGGGAGCGGATGGCTCGGGTGGTCGCTAAACGACTGTACTCATACGCTGGACTTGATAAGTCGTTCACCCAGTACCTTGAAGTGATTCAGAGGGAGGCAGCCGATGCCGTTTATGCTTGACTGCGGTGCCTGGAGTGCGTGGACGCGTCAGGTGCCGATTGATCTGCAGGAGTACATAGGTTTTTGCAAGAGGCATCCGCAGGCTGACTACTATGTTAGCCTGGATGTTATTCCAGGTTCTCAGCTGGAACACGAGGAGCATACGGAGGAGCTAATCGACGGCGCCGCCGCCAGAAGCTGGGAGAACTACAACGAGATGGTCCGCCATCTCCCTATCGAGAAGGTGATCCCCGTATATCATCATCTAGAGTCATTGAAATGGCTCGATAAGATCCTCGACAGTAAGGCTCCATACATTGGGATAGGCTTCGGGCGGGCGAAATCACCACGATTGCGAATGGACTGGTTTCAGAAGATTCGCCCGTATCTGGTCGATTCGGAGGGGAAGAGCCTCCGTGCAGTCCACGGTTTTGCTGTGTCTGATCTCGACATGATGAAGTACTTTCCGTGGCATTCGGTGGACTCTGCTTCATGGGTACTGGGTGGATCATTTGGGAAGATATGCACTCCTCACGTTGTGGGGGGAAAATTCGACTATTCGTTGGACCCGATTAGGCTATACACTTCTGATGTTTCTAGCATGCGAGGGGCGTTTAATAGTCATACGAGGGATATGAGTCCGATCGCTCGTAACAACCTCGATGACTACCTAGCCTCTTGTGGCGTAACGTATGGCCACTCGGAAGAAGTCGACGTCCCACCCGATTACAAGCTACAGAGAGGTTTGGAGCGGTGGGGGGAGAGGGGGAAGCGAATCATACGGATAGTTGAGAGGGGCGTGACAAACTATGACCAATGCAGAAAGCTGGTCAACGCGGTTTTCTTCTTGCGGGTCAACGAGGCAGTCCCGATCAAGAGGGTTTATCTCGCCGGTGGTGGCGTTAAGTTTAGAATCGAGAAGATGATCAAGAACCGTCTATTCGCCTACCCCGATCTGCTGTCCCAGCGAGGCGCGGCATACGAGTTGTTTCTTTGGCACTGTGAAAATACTGAAAAGGAGTCTATGGCATGAGCGTGAATCGTGAGTTGTTCTTGTCTCGTCTTGAGGCCGTGTCCCCCGGCTTGGCTAGTAGGGAGTTGATTGAACAGAGTTCGTGTTTCGTGTTTCGGAATGATCGAATTCTCACATTCAACGATGAGATTGCCTGCGCCATTGAGAGCCCAGTCAAGGGGCTATCTGGGGCTGTGGTCGCGAAGCCATTGATGGAGTTGCTGTCTAAGCTGCCGGAGGATGAGCTTGAGATCACCCCGATCCAAGGCAAGATCCAGGTCAAAGGAAACAAGCGGCGGGCTGAGATCGTGATGGAGGAACAGGTCAACCTGCCGGTCGACTCGATCGAGACCCCAACCGAATGGGTGGAACTGGACAAGGAATTCCTTGAAGCGATTAGCATCGTTCAATCGGTCGCGAGTCAGGGGAAGGATACCAACTTCAACCTGACCTGCGTCCATCTGCATCCCGACTACGCTGAGGCGTGCGATAACTTCCAGGCGGCTCGGTTCCCGGTCAAGACCGGAGTGAGGAAGTCCTGCCTGATTCGTCAGGCATCGATCAAGCACATCCCGCAGTTGGGGATGACCGAGATGTCTGAAGGTGAGGCATGGGTCCATTTCCGCAACGCCGCTGGGTTGGTGTTGAGCTGCCGGCGATGGCAGGAAGCATATGAGAGTCTCGACCCGATCTTTGCCTGCGAGGGAGAGCCGGTCACGCTGCCCGGTGGGTTGAAGGACGCCGTTGACAAGGCGAAAATCTTCAGCTCGGAGAACGTCGAGAACGATCAGATCTTCGTCAAGATGAGGGATGGCAAGCTGCTGATTCGTGGTGAGGGCTCCTATGGTAAGTTTGAGGAGCAGAAGTCGGTCAAGTTCGCCGGGGACGTTTCGTTCATGATTGCTCCGAAGCTGCTGGTCGAGATCACCGAGCGGACCAACGACTGTGTGGTCGGGCAGGGACGGCTGAAGATTTCGACGGGGAAGTTCTCATACGTATCGTGCCTCTCCTCCGTCGAGTAGAAAGACGAATCGATGTCACCAGTAAAAGTCCTATCCACCGTACCGACCCAGCTTCACGACTTTGATAAGAAGCTGGAGTGGCTTCGTTCGGCCTGTGAGCAGCACAAGCCGGACATCCTGGTGACACCACAGGAGTTCTTCGGTGGGGCTGTGATGATGCCCCACCAGAAGGACATAGAATTCGACTCGCTGTACCCGAAGCTCCGGCAGCTGAATAAGCAGCACGGGACAGCCTTCGTGGTTGGGGTACAGCAGAAGGATGATGCCAACACCAATCGCAGTGCAATCTGGTTCATCAACGAAAAGGGAGAATACCTCGGCAGGGTGCTGAAACTGGCCCTCCCGCGGTATGATCATGTCAGCACCCATGGCTTCGGCCATGTGACCCCCGAAACCGACTTCATGGCTCGGTTTAAGCTGTTCGAGATCTGTGGGCTGAAGTTGTCCGCGATCTTCTGCTGGGAGGTCTACAGTGATATTCTATGGACGGGGCTGGGGATTCTGAAACCAGACTTGATCCTGTCGCTGATCAAGTTCGGCCCCAACGCGTGGCCCCAGGTCGAGAAGATCGGGGAGCAGCAGACCGTCAAAGGATTCGGATACGGGACATGGGATAGCAACGAATGGATCGAGCGGCTGAGGATGGCCGCGTTGTACCAAGTCCGGTGCCCGATTATCAGCTCAACCAACAGCTGGAGTCTTCGCCCCGTGTCCAAGCCGATCTGTGGCTCAGTCGCCGGCATACCGGGTCAGTTGAAAGAGGAGACTTTCTGGGAGCCAGAACGCGGCGAGTCGAAGACAATCCCCGAGAAGATCGCGATTGATATGATCGATGCCGGGGCTGTTCGTGGTGCAAGGCAGAACAAGTTCGTGTATAAGGATGCGACCGGAGAGTTCCCTCCATTCGATCTTGGCAAGTTCACCATGCTGCTGAAGATGGCGAGGATTGAGACTAGAATCCTCACTGGGAGGGAGCAGCAGTCCGTGGACAAGACCGCCGCGAAGAAGGACAATCGAGTTGGATTCTTTGCGAAGAAGGAATAGTGATGTCTGGTCCGATCAAAGACGAATGGCGGAGCGACGACGGTAGTATTCGTCTGTTGTTGGGGGATTGCGTACAGACTCCTACGGGTTTTTTCAGTAGGTGAATGCGAACGCTATAAACGACGTATAACGCGTTCGGACGGGACGTGGGACGAATAGACGACCGAACCACAAACGTGTGTCAGGGCGCGAGCTAGGCCGATGAAAACGAGTGTTTAGGATGGGAGGTAACAATGCCATTCTTTGCAGTAGAAAAACAGCCGTATCCAGAGTCGAACGCTTCGGCCGAGCACCTGATCAGTCGGTTTGGGGCTGAGCTAATCATAGCTGTTCTTGATACGATGCTGGTGTGGGTCCAAGAGGACAAGCAGCCAGGCAGACAGGAAGTCGAATTGGTTGGGACGGAAGATAACCAAGCGATGGCATCAGATGTTCGTAGACACATCGGGGCATTCAACTTCGTTGAGTCAGTGACGGTTACTCGGGCATGGGTCGCTGCTCGCAAGGCTGGCTACCGCGAGATGCGAGATGGTAAATTCAGTTTATTCGTCGACAAGGTGAAGGCTGCCGCAGCGAGGAGAAAGTAATGCCTCAGGGATTTTTCGCCAGCGCTGCCAAGCCAGCCCCTAAGATTGTCGGTCTTGTTCCGGCTTGCGGGGCTTGTGGACTCCATAAGACTTGTGATAGCCCGAAGATGCCCGTGACTGGAGAGGGAAAACATGGTGTTTTGATTGTCGCAGAGGCGCCTGGTGGGGATGAAGATGAACAGGGTATCCAACTGATTGGCAAGGCGGGGCAGCGTCTCCGTCAGTCCATCGCTGCTCTCGGCTATGATCTTGATCGGGACTGCTGGAAAACCAACGCCCTGATCTGCCGGCCATCGACGAAAACAGAGGATGGTAAAAGAAACAGAACCCCAACGAAGGACGAGATAGGGTACTGCCGACCTAATCTAATCCAGACGATAAAAGAGCTGAAACCGAGAATGATCATCCCCCTCGGTGGCCCGGCGGTTGAGAGTGTGATTGGGCATCTCTGGAAGGAGGACGTTGGTGGGATCAGTCGGTGGGTCGGATTCCAGATCCCGTGCCAGAAGCCGAACGTCTGGATCTGCCCAACACACCATCCTTCCTATCTGTTGAGGGAGGAAGATGGTGTTCTCGATATGTGGTTCGAGCGCCATCTCGAGTTGGCATTTGACTTGGTTGGCCGGCCGTGGACAGAGAAACAGGATTGGGTCGGCGATGTCCGAGTAGTGGTGGATGATGATGAGGCTGCCCAGATTCTGTACGGCATTTCTTTGATGGAGGATGGGGCGCTTGCGATTGATTTTGAGACCACTACGCTGAAGCCAGACACTCCGTGGTCAGAGATAGTTTGCTGCGCAGTTTCATGGGGGAGGACGAAGCCAGAGATCACAGTCGCATATCCGTGGAGGGGAAAGGCTAGGGAAGCGACGCAGGCGGTGACACGGTCACCGATTCCGAAGATAGCAAGCAATCTGAAGTTTGAAGATCGATGGGTGCGAAAGGAATTCGGACACCGCGTTCGGAATTGGTGCCATGACACGATGCTGTTCGCTCACCTGATGGACAGTAGGCCGGGAATCACTGGGTTGAAATTCCAATCGTTCGCTCATCTTGGGTTTCCCGAATACTCGGATCACATTAGTCCATATCTGGACGGTGGGAGTGCCAGAGGGAAGAATCGAGTGAATGAGGTTGATAAGTCTGAACTTCTCCGTTACTGCGGTTTAGACGCATTGCTAGAGTTTCGTCTGGCCGTTCGCCAGAGACAGATAATGGGGTTCGACATTCCTTGGAGCTACAAATGAGCCAAAGCAATCACATGCTGAAATCGTCGCATCAGAAGAGGATCGAATCGTTCATGTGGTTGGCTGGTCAGGATGTTCTGACGCAGCCAACCGTTCCGACGGAAGACGTCCGACTGCTTCGAGCCAAGCTGATCTTCGAAGAGGCAATGGAGACGATCACCGCCCTCGGCGTCGATGTGGTCATTTCCCCTCAGATGTCTCAGCAGGGACTGGTTGCCCTCCTCGACGGATTCTACGAGCTGGTGGTGAATAAGAAACGGCCGCCGGACTTGATCGAGATTGCCGATGGGTGTGCAGATATTTCCGTGGTCACCATCGGAACGCTGAGTGCCTGTGGGATCTCTGACAAGCCGCTGCTGAAAGAGGTTGATGAATCGAACCTCCGGAAGTTTGGTCCCGGAGGGCATAAACGGGCGGACGGGAAATGGATTAAACCAGCCGACTGGAAGGCCCCTGATATTACGAAGGTACTACAGGACCAAACACCGTGAACGACGTCAAATGTGCATCTCCAGTAGCCTACGAACTCTTCCACAGAGGAACTCTGGCGTTCTCTGAGATAGAGGCGGCCGGGATGCGGATTGACGTCACCTACCTCGACAAGACTATTACTGAGACGGAACAACGGATTACCTCCCTCGAGGGGAAGCTGAAAGAATGTGATGAGTACAAACTCCAGCGGCGCCGGTATGGATCGGAAACCAATCTGACCAGTCGAGAGCAGCTGGCGGCTGTTCTGTATGACGACATGAAATTGCCGTGTGAATCGTACACTAGCGGAGGTAAGAGTAAGAAGAGACGGCCTCAACTAGACGAGTCCGCCCTCGAACGGACGGGGCTGAAGTATGCCCGAGGCTTTTTGAAGATGGAGAAGCTGAACAAGCTACTGGGAACATATCTCCGTGGCGTACGACGGGAGGTTGAAGACGACGGCTTCCTTCATGTCTTCAATAATCTGCATACTGCGCATTCCTATCGTGGCAGTAACTCGGATATAAATTTCCAAAACATCCCAGTGCGAGATCCAGAAATCGGGAAGCTGATCCGGACGGCATTCATCCCACGAAGCGATGAATACGTCTTGGTTGAATCGGACTTCTCGTCGCAAGAAGTCAAGGTGGCCTGCAACCTATGCGTCGACCCAACACTGATCCATGATACCTATGAAGGGGATATGCATCGGGACATGGCAGCAGAGTGCTTCATGCTGCCAGTACAGAAGGTAACGAAGGCGATTCGCAGTGCCGCTAAGAGTGGGTTCGTCTTCGCTGAATTCTATGGTGATTGGCATAAGCAGGTCGCTCAGAATCTCTGGGCATCATCGATAGGACTGACAGACACCGACGGGACTAGAATAGAGGATCATCTCAGTGCACTGGGGATCACTGAGTTGGGGGAATGTGATCCGAATGCTAAGGCTGTGAAAGGGACATTTGAGCACCACATCATGCAGGTAGAGGACAGATTCTGGAATACGAGGTTCAGGGTCTATAACACATGGCGGCAGGAACGAGTTCGTCAGTATAGAAGCCGTGGATGGTTTGAGCTAGTAACGGGTTTCGTCTGTGCCGGTGTGTTCTCGAAGAATCAGGTGATGAACCTCCACATCCAGGGTCCAGCCTTCCACTGTATGCTATGGACTATGATTCAGTTGGTGGCTGAACTGAAGAAGCGAAAGATGCGGTCGAGGGTGATAGGGCAGATCCATGATTCGATCGTGGGAGATGTTCACAAGAAGGAACTCGATGATTATGCCGAGTTGGTAACACGGATTGCTACGAAAGATATCATGGATGAGTGGAAGTGGATTACGGTCCCGCTTGGGGTCGAGATTGAGGTAGGGGAGCAAAATTGGTATAGCAAAGTGAAGTACCCGAAGACTACGATAACATATGTAGCCTGCGGCGATACGGGCTGCAATTCAAAAGGTGGCGAGTGTGTTCCCTGTAGAGCGAATGGAAGGATCAAACAATGAGACTGGCAGAGCGTATCGAGACGTGCCTCAGTGACATCGATGACGAGGGCACAGATGAAGATGACGAGGATCTCTTCGACGAAGACGATGATGAGGACGAACTGGAAGAGGAAGAATTGGAGGACGACGAGTGAGCGATGAACTCTACAAAAGGTACCGACCAACGAAATTTTTCGAAGTCCTGGGCCAAGACGATGCTGTGAAGATGTTGTCTGAGATGGGCCGGAAGGGGGCTATACCACATACCATCCTATTCACTGGTGAAAGTGGCTGTGGCAAAACAACTCTAGCCCGCATTCTCCGTGACAAGCTGAAGTGCGGGGAGAAGGATTTCCAGGAGGTCAATGCCGCCGATGATCGTGGTATTGACATCGTCCGTGAGATTAGGCAGCATTCTGGTTTATCTCCTCTGTCCGGGCCGTGTCGGATCTGGTTGATTGATGAGTGCCATCAGCTGACGCCGCAGGCACAGGAGAGCTTTCTCAAGCTGCTTGAGGATACTCCGAAGCACGTCTACTTTTTCCTCTGCACGACTGACCCGTCAAAGCTAAAGAAGACTATCATCACTCGGTCGACCGAGATTCGGGTCAAGCCACTGAAGCCGGCTGACCAGAAGAAGGTCATTGCGAATGTGATGGCCGGCGAGGGGAAGACGATTGAAGAGGACGTGGTTGAGAAGATTGTCGAGATCGCAGAAGGGAGCGCCCGCAAGGCTTTGGTCCTGCTTCATCAGGTGATTGATCTGACTTCGGAAGCCGAGAAGATCGCCGCCCTGCAACGAGCTGATGGCAAGAGGGCTGCGGTTGAGATCGCGAAGCTGTTGATGAATCCGAAGACCAAGTGGCCTGAAGTCGCCGCAGTAATCAAGTCGGTCGATGAAGACCCGGAAAGTATCAGATGGATGGTTATGGGGTACGTAACTGCCGTGGCCCTCAATAAACCGAATCCCATCAGGGAAGTAAGCATCATCGAGGCTTTTCAAGAGCCGTTTTTCAACAGCAAGAAGGCTGGTCTTGTCCAGGCATGCGCTGTGATACTTCTTCGGGGCGAATGAAGCCTATGTAAGCTACGATAGCAGGGAAAATAGACCTAGTATGCTCAGCACGACGAGAATCACAATAGTGGTCGAGGCTCAAACTCAGTGCGGGCCGTTCGCGGCGATCAGAATGGTCACTGGTCGTTTGTCTGGGGCTGATATTCCTGCTATCAGTTCTGTTGAGGTACTTAAGGCAGAGACCAACTACCGGCTTTACCAGGAGCCAAGTGCTGAATTTTATCCGGTTAAGGTATGAAGGAGACCTGGTCGGGCGTCAACCCGCCCGACTTTTTTGATACTTGGAGACTGAACGATGCCCGAACTCAGACTAGAAATTGACACGCTTCGTCTCGATGAGGAATGGCAGGCCCAGCCGAAGCAGCGCCAGATATGGGGCGAGCTGCTAGCAGATGCCCAGTTTGAGCTTGACGAAGCGAAGTCGGCACTAGACATGGTACGGGCAGAGACAGACAGGGAGATCAGGGAAGACCCGGAAGCATTCGGTGTTGGTAAGGTCACGGAGTCTGCGATTTCGACGGCAGTTATCGTTCATCCGGCTGTGAAGGTGTCAACGAAAAAGTTGCATGCTGCTCGGCACACCGTGAATGTTCTGCAGGCGGCCGTTGATGGCTTGGAGCACCGCAAGCGGGCATTGTCAATGCTCGTAGAGTTGCATGGTCAGTCTTATTATTCTGATACCCCGACCAGAATGCCGGCTGGGGTGAAGAACAAACAGCGTCGTGAGGATAAGGATGATAATGATGACGGTTAATACGTTGGCTGCTATCGCCATCATTTTGATTTTGCTTCCGTGGGCGACCTATGGTGGCATGAAGTTCGGGGCGTACGGCTACTATCGTGGCCGCGCGATGTGGCTAAAAGAGGAAAAGGAGAACAAGCATGGTTCGTGAACGACCGAAAGTGTCTGCGAAGAAATGGGCGGAAACACCAGACGGTGGTTTCACCCCGACCTGCGTGAAGCTGTCTGGCGATGTCCAGTTTTTCGCACCGAAGAAAGCTGGTGTCTACCGCATCGAGATTATCCCCTACGAAGTTCCGGAGAAGGCCACCGGCGGACCGAATCCGAATGCTCTGCCTGGTGAGCTCCACTACGAGCGGACTTACTTCACCCACCGTGCGATTGGGGTCGACGAAAACACCTACGTCTGCCCAGCCAAGACCGCCGGGAAGCCATGCCCGATCTGTGAGCATCGGAAGGATCTGATGCGGGACAAGGACGCAGACGAGGATCTGATCAAGGAGTTGGCTCCGAAGCAGCGTCAGCTCTGGAATATCTTCGATCATGCTGATGCCGATAAGGGTGTTCAGATCTGGGACATCAGCTATCACCTCTTCGGCAAGCAGCTGAAGAAGGAAGTTAACAACGCCGACGAGGACGACGGGTACGAATACTTTGCCGACCCCGAAGACGGTATGACGTTACGTGTTGGGATGGGGGAGGAATCGATCGGCAAGGGCAAGCCGTTTTTGTCTACGGGGACTGTCGGCTTCAAGAAGCGGTCTGCCCCGCTGGCAAAAGAGATCCTCGATGCTGCCCAGCCGCTGGACAATCTGCTGATCGTCCTCGACTACGAGAAGCTGAAGTCGATCTTCCTACAGGAAGAGGGGGTGGACCACGAGGGGGATGGTGAAGATGACGAGCCGAAGAAGCAGAAGCCGGCCAAGG